AGCCGGCTTCGACCAGCCAGCGAACGGATCGGCAGCGCGTCGTGTAGGGCCAGCGTGTAGTTGCCGGTGGTCGCCGGCTCAGATAGAAGACGATCGAAACACGTTCTTTCCCAGGCTCACAAACGCATATACCGGAAACCGGGCACCCTTTTGCGTGCTCTATAGGCGCATCCTCCAGCGCATCGGCTGCGCGGATTAAAAGGGCTTTAACATCACGTTCGCGCTGCTCGGCTTCTAGAAGTTTAAGAGCCGCAATATCGAAAGCCTCTTTCAATTCCTTTATCTTCGATTTCTCTTGGGCAATCTGGCGCTCAAAAATTTGAAATAGATGATTCTTCATAGTCGTTCCCGTATTCTTCGCCCCTCCCCATCCCGCGCTACTTCCGGCGGCCGCAGTAATCGGCGGGTCGCCTTGACCAGTTGGTAGCTCACGTACAAGAGCCAGCCCAAATAGAGCAACAGACCAGCCATGACGATGGAAAGCGCGCACAGGATGACCAAGACGACATCTTTCACAACGCATCCTTGGGTCGATCATCGGGATGCCACCCGCGTTGCGGTGCTAAGCAAGTGTCCGGTCCCCGAACCGTGCGAGGGGCAAAGATGCCGATCGGCACCTTAGGATAACAATAAACAATGAAATAATTGGACGGGTCAATCAACCGCTCCTCGGCTGGATAAAGCTCGATTCCTTCCCAATCTTCCCCGCATACTTGATTTTTGATTGCTTGAAAGTCTCGCCAATCATGGCGCGCGCTCCCATCCTCAGAGCAAATGCCCAGTTGGATCCAAGGCCCGGATTCGAACGGATTCCCCTCCAGGTAACGGCGCACCGTGACGTCGTAAAGATCATTCTGCCATTGCTCCCAAAAGGTTCCCGGCGTCAGCTCATGCCGCTGCAGCATTTTCAAGGGTTGATATTTGCGGCTCGGGTGGAGGCGCTTGGCTATGCGCCTAGCATCGGCAAAGGTGTCAGCCCATTGGATGCCGCCACGAAGATGAACGGGTTCGTTCATTGATGCTCAATCTATGGGGTTAGCGTAGGGTCCGCTGCGATCCGCGCAGTCTTGTACCGCATCACGGCGGCTAAGCCAAGGTGGTTTTAAAGGCAACAAAAGCTTAAGCCCGCATTTTGGGCAGAACCAGACGCCGTCTTCACCTAACTTGAGCAGCTCAGTACACTCGCTCTGTTCCGAAGTCATTTAGTCGGTCGATTTTTCTATAATTCGTTCCAGTTCGGCGATCCGTTGCCTGGCCCGAGCCAGCTGTTCATCCTCAGCCGCCGCGCCAACTTCTGGCATATGCTCTGCCCATTTCCCTTTGGTTGCCTCGATAAACTCGTACATTGCACGCACGACATCGAGGCGGTCAGCGTTTGAAATGTAATTCATCCGGCCGCCGGCGCCGAACGGGAATGCCAAGACGACAAAACCCCAACCGTAAGGCAACTGATGATCGACATGCCGGCCCAGCGCCTTTAAATCAGCGCGAACTTTTTGATCTTCCTGTTCCTGTGGTGTCATTCGGCCGGTTCCCCCTCATTCCACAGCCGCCAATAGGTCCAAAGCCAATTTTTGATTGCCCGGATACCGACCTCAGCCGAGCTCCAGAGTTGCACCTCGAAGCCGCACCGCACGAATTTTTCCCGCATCTCGATTTGGTCCGGCGACAGCTTGGCGCCGTCCATTTTCATCTCGCCCAGCAGGGCGCGGCCTTCCCGGTAGATTCTGAAATCACAGAGACCTTTTCTATTCGTCGTCTTGCGATCGGTCCGGCTCCAGTCATAGACAAGAATCCCGGCTTCCTCCTGCAGCATAAGCCAACTGACCAGTGTCTTTTGCTCGGTGCGCTCGAGCCGGACCAGATATTTGCCTAACGCTTCTTCGCTAGTTAGAGCCGCGTTCGGATGCCCGATCGATGCCGCCAGGACCTGACGATCCGCGGGCCTCATGAGTTTGCGTTGATCGTTCGTGAAACTGGCCGGATCGATTCCCATGGCGTTCAAAAAATTATCATTAAATACCTTTGGGAGAACCGGATTTTAACCCTGATTATCCGGCGTATTCTGTCGTTGCGATCGAGATAATATCTGCCGCTCCCGTAGGGCGAACGTTGAATACTAATTGTCATTTCTGTCGTAGCGGTGTATCCCCGACGATCCGGCTATGGGCTTTACGAATCGCTGCGCGCAAAGCTGCCTGACTCGTCGGCTCGTAGCTTGTGTGTTTGCGTTTCTTGGGTTTATCGGTCGGCCGGAAATTCTCTTTCACTTGGGTGCCCCTCGTTTCTCCATCGTCACCTTGAGCGGCAAGTCCGCCTGCGCGGTATTAATTGATTTCTCGACCTCGTCCTTGATCCGGTGGCTGAAAGAGATTGTTGTTTTAACGGTCCGCTGACTGCCTTCATAGGAAAGCGTATGGCTAAACGCCAGTTTGATTTCGTCATCGCCATCGCGATAGGAATCAATATCCCTCCAGTGATCCCGCAAGAGGTTACTGGTTTGCGCGGCGATCAGCTCGATTAGTTGTTCGGTTTCGGTGGGGTTTTGCATTCGGTTAGATTCATGTTGAGTGCTTTTGAAAAGAACTCCAACGCTTCGGGATCGCCCGCGCCACGGATAATCCAAGCGGCGCTGAAGGCCAGCGCGTTGAGCGCCTCATAAACCCGGTCCCGGCTAATGGGGCCTTGGACGTAGTTCTTGCGAATCGCCATTAGGATTTCGCCAGCCAGGCGTTCGATGCGGTCTTGGTCCAGCGACTCTGGAGCCGCTCCGGATTCGGTGGGGGTAGTCATTTCTTTAATTCCAGAGTGGTGATTCGGTTATGTCGGCCCAGTGATCCCGGAGCAGGCTACTGGTTTGCGCGGCGATCAGCTCGATTAGTTGTTCGGGTTCATTCTGTTTATCAGTCATAAATTTATTAGGAAACGCCAGAAGCTATTCTAACTCCTGGCGCACCTCTATTTGCCTGCCATGTCATGTCTTAGCCATCCTGGCCGGATCGTACCGCATCTTACCAAACTACGCCCCGCCCTGCCTGCCTCGTCGTACCGCGTCCCGCCGGATCTCGCCGCTTCCTGCCATGTCGGGCCTGCCATGCTTTTCCAAATCGTACCCTGCCAGGACGAACCGGACCGGTACCGGTCATACCATACCTGCCACGCCGGGCCCAAGCCGACCGAACCGAGCCAACTTCGCCCAGCCGCAGCGCTGCCTATCCACACCCAAACCAATCGATCCTTAACGAGCCTGCCATACCATTCCCAGGTCGCATCGGGACTAAACTAACCACAGCGGTCCGGTGCAGGTCCTGCCCTGCCTGCCTCAACCGGTCGTGTCTTGGCCCGCCCTTACGCAACTTTCTTTACCTGTTTTGCCTTGATTCTCATTTTCGCTGTAAGCGCATTAGTTAAAATCGCTTCAAAATAGGTTTCCAAAGCTAATCCCAACGCAATTGAGCGAGCCCTGGAAACACTGGCCGTGATCCTCTCAATCTCAACTAATAGCGTCTGCTGCGCATCTTCACGCCGTTTCACTAAGCTATTAACACCTACGTAGCCTTGCCCTCGCCTGCCCTGGCGCACGTCGTGGACGTAAGAGATCGCCGTAACAGTGCGATCCTCATATTCAACCAGGACCTCGATCGAAGCAATTAAGTGCCGCGCCGTATCCAGCCGATATTTAAATGCAGCACTTGTGTCGTCCCAATCGAAACATTCGTGCAAAATATGTTTCGGATTTTTGGCCGCCTCGACAACCGCATCAGGTGTTACTATGCCATCGTTAGCTTGGGCAATTGCACCAATCGCTTCCTGTTTTTCCGTTTGCGTAATCAAACTAATTCCTCCACCGGTTCATTGTTGCCGCTGCGGACCAAAGGAGCCGATTCGTCCTCTCCTAATTTTTCCCGAATAACCAGTTCCTCCTGGAACCAGCTGTACAAATCCTCAGTTTCATGATCGTATGGCACCGGATTTTCGATCGCCTCATCTTGAGCTTTTCGGCCCTGTGTTCTGATGATGCGCTGGAAATCCTTGTCGGTCGCTTGAACCAACCGGAATTGGCCAAACCCCATTTTACCGCGCCCGTCACCAATGCCGCCGATCGTACCGCCGGCTGCAAAAAGATTCGTCACGGAACGTTCCGTAACTAACCCTTTGACATAGGTAACCTGGACTTGGCACGCCCATTCCGGAAGTAGCGCCCGAGTACGAATATCAGGCGTTTTATTCATCCCAAGCGTTCTCACAACCGCCATATAAAGCCGCGGTACACCAAAAATCGCGACGTTGAGATCAGCTACCCGAGTAAGCCGCTCCATTTGCGCCCTGCTCGATCCAGGGATATCGACTGCGGTATCAGCGATCACGCTGGCAAACGCACTACCCGGAAAAATAATTCGCGTCGGTGCTGCGTCATCCAAGGTTTGATAAATAGAAGACCGATACTCTTCCGGTGGATTGTGCTTTAAGGTAACCGCTCTTTCGGCTGAATTCTTTTTTCGAGCCGGGAAAAGCAACTCTTGCCGCGCTTTTTCGGCAAGCCGGTTGATCACAAGCGGGCTTGTGCCTAGAACACAAAAATTAAGCCGCCCCATTGCAATTTTTACAATATCAATTACCTGTTTTTCTTGTTTCGCTTTTGGTTTCATTGCTTTGTTTTTTGTTTTAAATAACCGCTCGGAGATTCTGATTTTCCGAGCGGTTTTTTCTATCTGCCGCCATACCTTACCTGTTCGGTCCATGCCACATCTGGACATACCCAGTCCTTCCTAGTCTCGCCTTAACCTGCCTGCCTTGCCCGTCCTTATCCTTGCCTGGCCTCACCCGATCAAACCACTGCTTGTCCGAGCCTGCCCGTGCCGGTCCTGGTCGCGCCTTAACATGCCTGCCGTGCCTGTCCGGTCCTGACCACTCCTCGCCAGGATAGGTCCCGCCAATCCCCGCCGCACCGTCCTGCCCAGCCCCATCGAGCCGCGTTCTGCCTGGTCCAACCATACCGACCTTGCCAGACCATGCCGCATCTGTCCGAGCCGCTCCGAGCCGCCCTGCCTTGCCTGACCCGATCTCACCAGATCAAAGCTCACCACGCCAGAGCTCGCCAAACCTAAGCTGGCCTGCCTTGCCTTATCGCTTCCCGGCCGTGCCTGGACAAGCCAGCTCATGTCCCGCCCAAGAACGCTTCAGGTCCGTCCATACCCTGCATGCCTGTCCTAAGTGGGTCGCACCGAACCGCACCAAACGTAATCTTATCCCACCAGAACACCCCTCCCTGCCTTGCCTGACCCATCGCATCCGCAACACGCCCTTCCCATTGCGTCCTGACCGTGCCTGCCGCTCCTCGTCACACCAATCCGAACCGTGCCGGGACTTACCCAGACTCACCTTGTCTGCCATAGCGCACCAGTCTTTGCCACATCAACCCAAGTCTCACCACGCCAGCGCCCCGCCTTATCTTTACTTGCCGCGCCTGGACTTGCCTGCCTTACCTGTTCAAAACAGGCCGTGCCAGGTCATAACGCTCCCGTCCCCTCCGCTCCTAGTCATACCTGCCTCGCCTCTTCGCCATACCCCATCTGTCCCTGCCATCCTGTCTTGCCTGCCATGCCTATCACTCAGTGCCACGCCTCACGGCAACTCGAGCGTGACCAGTTTCGGTTTTGAAATTCTTTTGAGCGAGGCTGCATTCGGCTTCTCTTCCACGAGCCCCTGCAAGATCGCATTCATCCGTTCCTTAAGTTCTTTCCCACGAATCTTGAGCTTCTTGCCCAGCGCGCGCTCCAGATCCATCAGCCGATAATTGGAGGCCGCCTCGATCTCTGACAGGTCCAGCCACTCGGCCAAGCGCTGACGAACCGCCTCCCAATGCTCTGATTTAATTTCTCGGCGAATTGCGCCGGGCACCATTGCGTAACCCGGCAAATCGTAAGCCGGATCAGCCGTCAATCGCCTAGCGTAATGCTCTCGGATTGAATCCAGCCGTTTCTGAAGTATTTCCACGGAATCAAGTAATTCGGCACCGAGCTCACCGTCAGGCAATGCCTCAACTTCCCTCATCGCTGGGGCAAGACTCTTGACCGCTTGGCACACATTGATCGCCGGACAATACCGGCATGCCTCCGGGCTTGGAGAGAGCGGTGCCATCGGGTCCTGGAGCGCCCGCAGCGTCGCCAGGACGTCATCGTAGGCCTTGGCCAGCGCCGGGTAGTCATAGATTGCCTCGCTCACCCCGAACGGCCCGCTAATGACCTGGATGACCACCTTGCGCATGGTGCGAGGTAAGTGCAACGCCACCAGCACCGCCAAGACCTTCATTTGGCTATTCTGCTCGGCCGGATCAGGCTCCGCCCAACCGGTCTTGAAATCCTGCACCAACGCGACACTCGGCGTATAAACACAGCGATCAAACCGGCCGCTGGCCAGCCTCTGGCCGTTGACGGTGAGCCATAACCGTTTCTCGGCCAATTCTAAAGTCGCCTCATCGCCAAAGATCCGGTGCACCTGGTCGGTTGCACGCTCCTGGAGAAAATCGGCGGTCTGTTGCTCGGAATCATCGAGCTTGATCTCGGTGCCGTCCTCATCGACCTCGCCCGCAAGATAGCTATGGATAAGCTCGCCACGCCTAGCTGCTGGACTGGTCTCATGCGCCGACTGGCCAAGCTGCTTAGCCTCGCCCTCGAGCTGCCAGGAACCCGCGCAAAGCTCATAGCGCCGCCAGTTCGATGCACTTGGTAACCCTTCTCGTTCGTCTGGTGGTTCAGTCATTCGCATTTAGTTTATCTTCCATTTCTTTTGCCAATGCAGCGGCTCGGCGAGAAGCTAATCCGTAGATTACAGCATCAACAATTTTCATTTGTTTCGCAACCAGACTGGTCGCTTTCTCATGCAACACTATGAATTCATCAATGCTTAAATCGCGCAGAGTCCGGCGAATATCTTCTATACTTAGGTTAAACATGATGTTGTCGATTCTGTTGAGTTGTTCGGCTGTTAGTTCTGTTTTCGTTTTCATTAATCAGAACGGTATATCATCCGGTTCTACATCGGCCCCGCCGGCCGCCGCTTGAGCGGCTTTTGCCGCTTGGTTAACTTCGGCTGGGCTATAGGTCGGCGGTCGCTGCGCTTGCTCTGAGCTTGTCGAATGGGCAACGGCAGGCTCAACTTGTTTTGGCCGATGAAAAAACGCCACCTTGTTGCGGTCGATGTTATTCTGGTCAGGCTGGATCTTAAGCCGACACTTGCCTTTGGCCCCAATTAAGCGGCCCCATTCCGGTTCCTGGCCGACGGCCGGGGCTCGGTTAACTGCAATTAATAGATCAGCAATCCCATCCCGATCCTCGCCATTTTTATCGGTCCCGGACCACGGATTGGCGAACACCAGTACCCCGTGCGGCTGGATCCCTGGCGGCTGGATCGTTAATTTAACGGCCAGGATCCATTTGCCGTTCTTGTAATAGGGTGGCTCCACTCCGGTGATCACGAAACTATAATCACCGGCTGGCAACAGCCCAAAAGCCCGGGTCTCCGATGCGCCGCGGTAAAGGTAGATTTTATCGGTCATAAAAGTCGTTGATTCCTTTTTCTAATGCTGCCCAGTTGAACGGAATCGGATTATCGAGATCATACCGATTTTTCGCCTCGATCCCGGTAGTTGGCGCCGTCCACATGAGCCGGTCCTCGCTGATAATTCCGCGCCCTTTGCGCGCTTTCTGGCTCTCCTTGATGATCGATAGGTCCAGATTAGCGAAACAGATCAAGTCCACCATCTGCCGGATAATTTCGGCACTCTTATCGTGGATCTTGATCTTATGCAGATCGTACGCCGCCGACTGCATTGGATCATTGATGGTCTTGAGGTGGCTATGGGCGAGCAGGATCACATTAAAGCGCTCGCTCATCTCGCTCAACTTCGACAGGAGACCAGTCCAGACTTCCCTGGCTCTGACGTAGCCTTTGCCATAACCGCCGCCGAAGTCCTCAATGCTGCGCACCTTGCCCTCCGTACATACCCGTTGCCAGATCAAGACCTCGGTCGCATCCAGGGTATCCAGCACAACACTCTGGTAACCGTGCTCCTCGCGGTCCAGCGCATCAATCTGAGCATACAGCTGGCTGAAATCTCTGGGAATGGGAAGCTTCGCTACGGTGATCTGATCAAGGCCGCGCTCGACCTGGAGAAAAATCGGATTCAGTACGCTAGCGCCAAAAGTCGATTTACCGATTCCTGGCGGCCCGTAGACAACGCCGAATATCGGCCGGCGCCGTTTCCGGGTAGTTACCTGGGATAGGATGCCAACCTTTTTTGGCTTAGCCGCCTCTTGGGCCGCTCGCTCGGCAAACGGATTAACTTCGGTTGCCGGTTCAATCGTAGTGGTTTGGTTGTCGTTATTCATTTAATCCTCGATGAACCGAGGTATAATCAAAGTGAGTTTACCGTTTCGGCGTTCCCATCGACCTCGTATCCAGTGACCCGCCTTAGCTTTTTTGGCTTTCTCGTTTTCAGCCTTAATAGCCTGCATCAGAATAGGATTCTCATCTCCCACAAATTTAGCTTTAGTTTTCATGCGTCAGATAATGAAAAAAGTTTGGTCATAGAGGCTCTCGTAATACCTGCGACCTTCGGAATGCTCCGAGTGTAAAAGCATTAGCGCTTTCAGGATGTGCCGGGCGCGCCAGCGATTATCGATTTGAGCGATGCGAGAATGTCGTTTCATCTTAGTACTAAATACGACTGAATCGTAACCGAGTTAAAGATTTTCAACGTTTATTTCGTCATTCACAAGCCGCCGAACATATTGGGACACAGTCAGGTGCAGTTGTTCGGCTCTTCCTCTAATCAACGGTTTCATTTCATCTGGCACGCTAATCGAAATCTTCGAGAAGAGGGGCCCATCGAAGAGAGCGTGTTCTTTCTCACCGATTGCTTGGATTGGTATTTTTTTCTTTTTCACGTTACGATTTGGTCGTATTGTCAGAATGTGACTAGCGAAGATTTAGAACAATTCTTGGATGAGCGAATGTTCAGGCCTTTTGTCCTGACCACAGTTGATGGCTTCGCCTTGCCGATAACCGATCCACGTAAAACCCTGATTGGCCTTTCGATGGTGGTAATCAAACACACCGACGGACGCCTTTACCATGTACCGTTTCACAAAATCGCCCATATCAGCGAGGCCGGAAAGGAGCTCGGCTAAATGGCCATCAAGAAGAATGCCGGCCGCACCTACGTGTCTCTCTCCTTCTCCTGCCCACCCGAGATGGAGGCCGCGATCAACCGGCGTTGCGTGGAGCTCGGCCTTGATAGTCGGAGTGATTACCTGCGCCGGCTCTTTGAGCGCGACCTGATGGCCGTCGGACTCTATGATCCGCGGGATATCGGGCGCCAGGCCCCGCCGCGGATCCGGCGCGGGAAAAAACCAAAAAATGATGAGCCGCAAAAGCGCCATAAATCAAAGCGTGCCTAGAGTCGCGGGATTAAGCAGAACGTCGCTTTGATTTCGGTTTACCGCTTCGCCGCGGTGCAATCGCAGGCAAGAATTTGCCTTCCAATTCGATCCGCAAAATATCAGCCAAGCGGAATCGGAAGAGTGCGGGCGTAACTTCCAAGGCCGGTAATTTGCCGGATTGCCGCAACCTGCGAATGGTTTTTTTGGAAACTTTCCAACGAGCTACCAGCTCCTCTTGGCTTAACCATTCGTGATCGCCGCTTGTCATGGTCCTACTGGCCGGAATGGTACACTGTTGTTCCATATAACCCCTGACTGTATCAAAATCGATTACAGCCGATTAAAACAGCACCGTTCAGTGGAGCGACGCTTTCCGAGCATTACCCCTTATTGGACTAAGTTATCCTAGATTACCCTATTGTAACGCAAGTGATTTTTCGTGATTTTTTTGAATTTCTATAATCCGCTAAATCTTGTGGTAATCTTCAAGGCGAATCACATTATCTGCCTCGCCGCCGAAATTCGGTGTCTCGGTGATCCGGTAATCCGAATAATGCATCGCGGTGACGGTCGGACTTTTATGGCGCAAGAAGGCCGCGCCAGAGATCAGGCCAGCTCTCTTGACGATATCCGAGCCGGCCTCTTTTCGCAGAGCATGCAGGGGACGACTATCCTTGACCCCATGAGTGCGCAGCCAGCGGGTGACGCGCTCAAGCAATTCTTCACACCGGTAGTAATCAAGCTTTTGATCCTTGGTGTATGGTGCATCCGGCGCAATCACAAAGCCATCTCTGGCGCCCTGGGCTCGTTTACGGGCTTTAAACCAATCGAGCACCGATCGGTCGCGCAACGGGATCGCACGGAGTGAATCGGCCGTCTTTGGATGGTAGTAATCGGTGATCCGGAGTTGAAGCATTTCATTTTTGAAATCGATCGAGGGCCATTCCAGGAAGTCAATTTCGCGACGTCGGAGTCCGGCAAAAGCGGCAAGCAAGATGACAGAATATGAATCCGGATCCATCAATGAAAGTTTCTCTTTGGCCTTGAGCAGAAGTCCGCGGATATCGAAAACGCTAAAATATCTCTGATCAACGCCGCCAAAAAAATCCACACCGGCAAACGGAAGAGGGGAGGGGAGTTCAAGCCCGGTCGATTTAATGATGCGTTTGCCAAAGAGGCTCCTGGCATTACGCAGACAAGTATTGATCGAAATTTTGCGTTTGTTGCGGGCGGCCTCTGTCGGCTTAGATTGCGCCAGAGAATCGAGTTTCCACTTATTGACCTTGCCATCACTGATCGCGCTCAGCGGGACCTGATCAATGCGACGATGCCAGTCGATCGCTCCGGTGCCCATGTGATCGAAGCGTTTATTTTTTGGATCCAAGTTTTCAATATCTGAAACGATCTGACGTAAAAAACGGGTGTAAATATCGAGCGTTATCTGTTTGCCAGGCCAATTTTTTCGAACAGCGTCGAGATATTCACCGATCGCCAATGCTCCGGTAAAAGTCGATTGACCTTTTTTGTAAATCGCGATTGTTCGACCCCAGCCAAAGTTTGAGAGACTGCGATAAATTTCAGACGCAATTCGGCCGGCAATTTCGCGATTAGCTGTTCCAACCTTGAAACGTTCACGTCGGCCTTTGAATTGAATCGATACCGAGTATTCGGATTCAAACCCGGTTGATTGTTTATGGAAATAAACGCGCGAAGTCCAATAATTCGCGCTCATTTTTGAATGGTTTTCGTTCATAAATTCAGAGTGTACCTTTTCTAGATACACTTTCGGTTCCCGGCGGGGTAATATAGGGTATGATAGTCACTAGGCAACAAAACTTGAATCCCCGCTAGATCTTTTATTAATGCCGGCTGGACGGCCCTATGCTGCCCTAAGTGTATCTGTATCTAACCCTGTCTCACTGTGACTCTTAATCCCTAGGTTCTGGGTTCGAATCCCAGACGGTGCATGCTTCTAAATCAAAGACTTACGACGAAAGTAAAAAAAGTAAAAAGTAATGATAGGTACGCTTTTAGGTACACTTTTCAGGCTAAATCTCCAAAATAACTGTTTTAGTCGACCTTTTAAATAGTCGATAATCTCCCGAACCGTGACCGATCCCGACTATGTTGCCAAGCTCGTTGCCGCAACCAGAATCGCTGATCCCAAGCGAGTCGAAATTCATTTCAAAGCCGATTTCAGCATCATCGTCGAAGCCAGAGACCTCCCCGGGTTGGTTCAAATGGAGCCCATCCAGGAGTCACCCACCACCGCCCAAGATAAAAACTCGGAAGCCCGCGATTTGATCGATTGGTTTCGGCGGTATCGAATCGAAAAAGGTATTTCATTCGAGGACCTTGCCAAACAGATCGGAATCAGCAAAGGAACCCTGATGGCGTACTTCGATGGAAAACGAGCCCCTAGTCAAATAACGCTGGGTCGCATCCAGAAATTTAAAAAGAGCACTGAACCGGAACAATGAACAAGGAAACAACCAACGTGAATGAAGAACTCGACTTCATCGCCGCCGTCCTGGAAGGCCTCAAAGCCCTTGACGAAGGCCGGGTGATCTCGCACAAAGAACTTAAAGCGCGGTTCAGGGATTCACTGAAAAAGTCGCTGTAAAATGTTCGGCCCGTTCTTGCGCACTTGCCGGATCGTCTTAGAGAGCTGCGCTCGTTTAGCGGCCAACGCCCGTTGTTCCTGCTCGATCCTGACCTTGTCTTGAGTCGTCACCACCTTGGCCCGGACCAGTCCTTGGGTTGAAGCCGCGCGAGAGGCTGCAGTGCCGGCCGCCCCGGCTGCCGAGTTCGCTGC